TTATACCAATTGAATTAAAATAAAATTATAACAAATGGCAAGAGGAAGAAAAGCTAAAGGACTTGGCGACACAATAGAACAAATCACAACTGCAACAGGTATAAAAGCAGTTGTAGATAAAATTTCAGAAGTAACAGGAATCGATTGCAAATGCGAAGAACGTAAAGACTCACTAAACAAACTTTGGAGTTACAGACAACCAAATTGTATTTCAGAAGATAACGTTACTTGGTTAGCTGACTTCTTACCAAACAAACCTGAACAACTTACAATCAAAAGCCAGGAACGTTTAAAGATTATTTACAAGGAAGTCTTTAGCATTGATTTTAAGACAACTTCTTGCGGTAGTTGTTGGCGTGATATGATTAGAGAAATTGAACGTGTTTACGAGGTGCAGACAAATGAAAAATAATATTGATAAAGATAGGTTTAAAGAAAACTCTATTAAAGTATTAGAAGATTTTATAACTTATATTAAGTCAGGTAAATTAGATAACGAAGATTTAAGCGAAACGCAAGTTAACTTTACTGATTTAAATAATGATAGTATAGTGTTGAAATTAGAATATACTACTAAAGAAATGAGAGAAATATAGAAACACCTGAAAAGATGTGGGAGTATTTTGAAACCTATAAAAAATGGGTTAAAGAAAATCCTATTAAAGTTCAGGACTATGTAGGCAAAGATGCAGAAATGGTTTATAGAACTAAAGAAAGACCATTAACAATAGATGGTTTTGAATGTTGGTGTTTTGATAACGAAATTATAAGTGATTTAAGCCAATATTTTGCTAATACTGAACAAAGATATACAGATTATCAAACTATCTGTTCACGTATACGTAAGGCAGTTAGAGCAGACCAAATCGAAGGAGGTATGGCTGGCATATACAATCCATCTATTACACAACGATTAAATAATTTAGTAGAGCGACAAGAAAATACAATTGTAACAGAGCAACCACTATTCCCAGATAAGTAATGAGTAAATTTTTAAAAAAACAATTAGTTAAATTTTATGTAAATATTTACTTTCAAATAGGGGTAAATATTATTGGATTACCAAATTTTCATAATATTAGATTTTCTTATAAAGAATATGTTTATACGAACAACGGTAATAAATAAGATATTAAATTTGACAAAATTTGTCAAAGGAATACAAGGAGGAACATCAGCGGGCAAGACCTTTGGTGTTCTTCCTGTTTTAATTGATATAGCTACTAAAACAAAACTTACTGAAATATCAGTTGTAGCTGAATCGATACCGCATCTTAAACGTGGTGCAATGAAAGACTTTAAAAAGATAATGATTGAAACAGGGCGTTTTGTTGATAGCAGATGGAATGCAACCGATTTTAAATATACTTTCGCAAATGGTTCTCAAATAGAATTCTTTAGTGCAGATAATGACTCAAAGTTAAGAGGTGCAAGGCGTGATTATTTGTATATGAATGAGGCTAATAATATGACATTTCACGCTTATACAGAATTAACTTCACGTACAAAGAAAGGTGTTTATTTGGATTGGAATCCTGTCAATGAGTTTTGGTTTCATACTGAATTGAAAGATGATAACGACGTTGATTTTATAATTGTTAATTATTTAGATAATGAGGCTTGTCCTGAATCAGCTCTAAATTTTATTTTAAAAGCAAAAGAGAAAGCAAAGACTTCTGCATATTGGGATAATTGGTACAATGTTTACGGACTTGGGCAGATAGGTACACTTGAGGGAGTTATTTTTAACAATTGGCAAACTATTGATGTATTACCAAACGATGCAAGACTTTTAGGTTATGGTCTTGACTTTGGATATTCAAACGACCCTACTGCAATAGTTGAGGTTTACAAATGGAATGATAAAAGAATCATAAACGAAATATGTTACCAAAAGGAATTATCAAATAGTCAGATAGCAAAGTTTATTAAAACGCAAGAAGATTGTTATTGTGATAGTGCAGAACCAAAATCAATAGCGGAATTAAAAGCATTTGGAATTAATGCGAGAGCAGTCCGTAAAGGAACAGATAGTATTAACTTTGGTATCCAGGTAATGCAGGAACAAGAATATTTAATTACAAAGTCAAGTACTAATTTAATTAACGAATTAAGAAAATACTCTTGGGATAAAGATAAAAAAACAGGTGCTAAATTAAATAAACCTATTGATAATTTTAACCACGCTATTGACGCTTTTAGGTATCACGAAATGGAATCAATAGGAACACCAAATAAAGGAAATTACTATGTCTACTAATCAACCTACCTATGGACAAATGATAGCAGTAGTTGAAATATACCTACTAAAAAAAACAGGTAGACAAATTAAAATAAACTTACCTAGAAACGTTGGCGAAATTAAAAAATTAGTTCAAGCATACCAAACAGCAATAGGGCAATCTTAACGGATTGCTTTTTACTTTATACAAAATTGTTAAAACCTTGTTTTTAAATAAAAGAATATGAAAATAAATATTACGATACCTGAAACACTAAACGAAATTACTCTTTATCAATATCAAAGGTTTGAAAAGTTAATTTCAAATAACGAACCGAGTGATTTCGTTAATCAAAAGACAATAGAAATATTTTGTAACATAGAATTAAAAGACGTTGCGAGAATAAGAATTGCAGAAGTAAGCGAAATACTTAAACATATTAACGGACTATTACAACAGAAACCTAAACTAACTAACACGTTTAAATTAGGAGTTTATGAGTTTGGGTTTATACCGAAGTTAGAAGATATTACTTCAGGTGAGTATATTGATTTAGAGGGTTATTTAAGTGATACGCAAACATTACATAAAGCTATGGCAGTTCTTTACAGACCGATTAAAAACAAAACAAAGTCTTTGTACACTATTGAAGAATACAATAAAGATTCGCAAGATATGGCAGAAGTTTTAAAGTATATGCCTTTAGATGTTGCACTTGGTTCAATGCTTTTTTTTTGGACTTTGCTCAACGATTGCGTGAGCGGTTTAGCGGATTATATACAGAACGAAGTGGAACAATCGGAACAAGCGAAGAACATTTTGGAAAAAAATGGGGTTGGTATCAATCAATCTATGCAGCAGCTCAGGGAGATGTACTTAAATTTGATGCCGTTACAAGAATTCCCATCACACAATTAATGATGTGGTTAAGTTTTGAAAAAGAAAAAACAGAAATAGAAATAAAAAATATTAAAAGAAATGGTGTATAGTTTAATAAATAAAATAAAAGAAGCGTTACTTGATGAACCTTTTGTTAATACAGTTACAGAGGGCGACATTTTTGAAGTTGATTTGGCTAAAAGGACATTATTTCCTTTGTCACATATTATGATTAATTCAGCAACTCATCAAGGTAACGTAATACAATTTAATGTTACTATTCTTTTAATGGATTTACTTAATCAAAAAGACGAAAGTAATAAAGTTGATGTTTGGAATACTCAAATGGCTTTAGGGGTTAGAGTAATGGATAGGTTAAATCGTGGCGATTTAAGAAATGACTTTTGGGAGTTGACAGGTTCGCCAAGTTTTGAACCATTTACAGAACGTTTTGAAAACGATTTAGCAGGTTGGGCTTTGACATTTGATGTTGTAGTTCGTAATGATATGACTATATGTTAGACAATAAAAATACAAAGGAATATTTAAACGCATTTGCTAAATATGTTATTCAGCAAAGTAGAAGCAATTTAACAAAGCAAGGTAAAAATGTAGATAAAAAACTTTACAACTCTTTAGATAAAGAAATTGAAGTAGGTGCGAATAGTTTTAGAATGGCTTTTTTAATGGAAGATTACGGAACGTTTCAAGATAAAGGAGTAAGCGGAACTAAAAAGAAATACGACACACCATTTAGTTATAAAAGCAAAAGACCGCCTTTGAAACCTATACAAGATTGGGTAACAAAAAGAAGATTTCAATTTCGTAATAAAGAAACGGGTAAATTTATGAGTTATAAATCAACTGCTTTTTTAATTACGAAAGGTATTTTTAAGAATGGTATTAAACCGAGTTTATTTTTTACAAAACCATTTGAGAAAGCATTTGAACGTTTGCCTGATGAATTAGTCGAAGCGTATGGTTTGGATGTTGAACAATTTTTAGAATATACAATTAATAAAAAATGAAAAAGATATTTATTAGAAGTCCGTATTTTATTGAAGTTGATGAGGTGGGGCAAACTTCTGCAAAGATTGAGGTGTTTTTATGGAACAAAGGAACAACTGAACCAACAACTCCAAACTATACTTTAACTAAAGCAGTACCAAGTCCAACGCAAACTGCTATTGCATGGAATGTATCTAATTTTGCAATTGAATTTATAAAACCAATTGCACCAACTATACCTGTACCATTACCAGAAGAAGAAGATTTTGAATGTTGGTGTTATATGAAAATTAAAAGATATTCAGATGATACGCTTTTAGATACTGAAACTTATGTATGTTTAAACGGATATACTAATTATAGTGGTGGTTATAATCAATTTTCAAATGAAGAAATTATAGGTTTAAGCGGAAACCAAAAAATATATTATAACGAACGAATATATTATTTAAATTTATGGGTAGAACAAGATTCAGAATTTAATACCATAGTTGAATGGTATAATGGTAGCACGTTAATAGCTGATGAATTAATAGGAGATGTTGGGGATAATGCATCATTATATAAAATACCGATAAGATTTAACACAACGGAAATGCGTATTATTCAAGAAACAACAAGAAGACAAATATTTTTTGAACAATTATGCGAATTAAAATACACGCCAATAGTTTGTAAATTTATTAATCGTTTTGGTGGTTGGCAATTCCTTACTTTCTTTAAAGCTAATCAGCAAGGTATAGATGTAAAATCAAAAGACTATAACCTATTACCTTCATCAATAGATTTCAATCCATTACAAGGCATTAAACAGCGTTTTAATTTTCAAGGTACGCAAAAGATAAAATGTAATACGGGGTGGGTAGATGAAAATTATAGTGAATTGATTCAAGACTTACTTTTAAGTCAGGTTATACTTTTAGACAATAAACCAGCAATAGTTAAGTCTCAAAATGCAGATATTAAAACGCATTTAAAAGATAAGAATATTAACTACGAGGTTGAGTTTGAATACAACTACGGACTAATAAACGATGTGATATAATGGTAGCACTTTACATTTATGTTGATGGAATAGCGAAAAGAATTGAGTTATTTGACGATGAAAAGATAAGTCTAACTTCATCCGTACAGGATATTTCCGATGTTTCAAAAGCAAAGACTGATTTTACTCAATCGTTTACTGTTGTAGCAAGTCCGACTAATAACGAAATATTTAAACATTGGTACGAAAGTTCTATTGATGGAGGTTTTGACCATAGGGTGAAATACAACGGATATATTGAAATTGACACACGTACTTTCAGAGAGGGTGCCTTTGGTTTAAACGATGTGAAGTATAAAGATAATATGGTTGATTCCTATTCAATTGTATTTTATGGCAAGGCAAAAAACATTAAAGATATTTTAAAAGAGGATAAGTTAGCAAATTTAGATTTTAGTAGTTTAAATCACACGTTTACAAGTACAGAAGTAATCAATAGAATTACAACATCAACAGGCAATGTATCTTATCCTTTATTTGCACACGATAGAATCTATGATTATAATAATGCAAGTGCTAACGACATAACTACAAATGCTGGTTCTATAAAATGGAATAGTTTATTTCCCGCAATACCATTATCTGAAATATTATCGAGAATATCAACGAAATATGACTTAAATTTTACGGGTGCATTTTTAGATTATCCACAATTTACAAAGTTATGGATGTTGTTTAAAAACGCTGAAAGTTTTAGCCAAAAGTTAACACCTTTAAGAGTTAATTTTACAGCAAAAAGTAGCACTGCTTTTACTGAAATGAATTTAACTACTGATGAAGTTGGTTTAATGACAAGGTCAGGTTTTATTAATTATCGTTATATGGGTATAGCGGTTACAACTGCAAGTACACAACCTTATGATATATTAATTTATAAGAATGGAGTTTTAGATAATTCTTTTGTGGGAGTTGTTGGAAGTAGTGGAACACGTGATTTCTTTACAGCAAATATAACAACTCAAAATAGAAACGATAAATATTCAGTTTATATAAGTTCGCAAAGTGGATTTTCTTTTACAACTACACTTGTTTACAATATAGGAATAGGAGCAGGTCCTTTAGGAACAGGTCCTTTAGTATATACAGCAACAAGTTCAACTCAAACTATTTCAAGTACAATCGATATAGGTGGTTATGCTCCTGACTTGAAATTGATTGATTTAATTACTGGTTTAATTAAAATGTTTAATTTAGTTATCATTCCGCAAGATGAAACAACCTATGAGTTAATTCCGTTAGAGTTATACTATAACGATGGGCGTTATAACGACATAAGTGCGAATGTAATTTCAGATGACATTGAATTGAAGAAAACTTCAATGTACAAAAATATTAATTTCAAATATCAAAAAAGCGAAAATATATTAAATACTAAATTTAATGATTTTTTTTTATCAACTCGTAATTTTGCTTATGGGGATTTGGCA